GTTCCCGCCGCAAAAGGGCTTGGATACTTGGGTTGTCCTGTTCCGGGCGTGGATGCCCCGTGACACTATTGTGGCGCGGGAGCAGCAGGATCATGTGCCGTTCCGGGATTGGGAACGCGCCAATTTTTTGAGCCTGTGCGATGGTAACATCATTGACTATGAGACAGTGCTAAACGCCATCTGGGACGCGGCTGATACATACCGGATTGAAGCTTTGGGCGTTGACCCATACATGAGCCGCAGTTTGACCCAGCGGCTGATGAGTGGAGACAGCAGCGCCCGGAAACCGCTTGAAGTGGTGGAGATCCCGCAGGATGTCCGGAACATGTCACCTGCTATGAAGGAGCTGGAGCGGCTGATCCGGCTGCATGAGATGTTGCACGGCCACAACACCTGCGCCCGCTGGTGCTTTGGCAATGTCCGGTGCTATGTGGACGGCAACGAAAATATGAAGCCTATGAAGAACCGCAGCATCGGACGGATCGACATCACGGTGGCGTGGATTATTGGTATGGCCGTTGCGCTGCTGAAGCTTGACCAAAAGCCAAGTCTTTTAGACGCATTGGCAAGCGGAAAGTTTAGCCTGTAGCGTTTTGACAGAGGAGGATCGGAATGAAAAATAAATTGAGCCGAAGCTGGCGTGGGCTGCTTGTTGATCTGCTGTTTGTGGGTGGTGCGGCCGCCATGACTGTCGGAGCGGGATGTATTTACCCGCCTGCCGGCTGGATTGTGGGCGGACTATTGGCTATGGCAGGAGCCTTTCTCGCCTCTGGGGAGAAGGATGGTGGTGAGCAGTGATATTTGACTGCGGAATAGCAAAGGCGGCGGGGACAAGCAGGGCGGTGAGCGGGCGCCTGCTAACGTTGGACAACCCAGCGGGGTGGATAACCGGAGAAGATCCCGGGATGAGTACCGACCGCGCCATGAAGGTGTCCACGGTGAACCGCTGTGTGGAAGTCCGCTCTAACACGATTGCCGTCCTGCCCGTCTATATCATGAATGAGCGCACAAAGGAGCGGCTAAGTGATCATCGCCTGGGGCGGGTGTTGTGGGGCCGCGCCAACGAGGCCATGACCAGCTTTGACTATGAAAAGCTGATGCAGGTCAATCGGGATATGCGGGGCAATGCCTATGCCTGGATATACAGAGACAGCTCCAGCGGCTATCCTCTGGAGCTGATCCCCCTTCCACCGGATTGCGTGACGCCCCATGTGGATGATGGTGGGCGGTTATGGTACATCTACTTTGATCCCGGAACCGGGGGTATGACGAAGCTGCCGCTGGAGGATGTACTGCACTACAAAGCATATTCAACGGACGGGATCAAGGGGATCTCCGTGCTCCACAGGGCCTCCCGCATAGTTCGTACTGCATTGAGCGCCCAGCAGTACGAACAGGACATGTACAACAACGGCGGCCGCCCATCGGGCGTACTGACCACGGAGGAGTCTCTGGGAAATTCCGTCACCACAACGGATGCGGACGGAAACGAGATCACCTTTAATCCAAAAGACATGCTGCGCGATGAGTGGGATCGGATGCAGAGCGGGGCTGGAAAGCGGTTCCGTATCGCTGTGCTGGACCACGGCCTAAAATATCAGCCTATCTCAATGAATAATTCAGACGCACAGTTCGTCCAGTCCAGTGAAATTCGGGTGGCGGACATCTGCCGGTACTTTGGTGTCCCGTTACATTTGGTATACGCGGGCAAACAGTCTTACAACTCCAACGAGCAAAACTCTCTGGAGTATGTCAAATATTCCTTGCAGCCAGACGTGACACAGAGGGAACAGGAGGATACTTATAAGCTTCTGCTTCCCGGAGAACGCATAGAAGGGATTCGGGTCAGGCGGGAAATGAAGACCTTTCTGCGGGGCGATACGGCGGCCCAGGCGGCGTGGTATAAGGCAATGCGTGAAATCGGCGTTTACTCTGCTGATGACATTCTGGCGCTGGAGGACCGGGAGCCGGTACCGGGCGGTGAGGGCCGCTATGCCAGCTGGAACTATGGACCGCTCTCCAGGTGGGAGGAGTTGAGCGTTGTGCGTGCAATGAGTAAGGGGCAGCAGCCCATAAGGGAGGAGTAGTAAATGGATTTGATTACCAAGGCGGGACAAGTCACAGCGCGGGTTATATCGGATGCGGACCTGTCCTTGATTAATCGGCAGTCACTGAAGGTGCTGACAGCTGACGGCGTGTTTGTGTTCCGTATGATGGCCTGCAATAACCAGGTTGACCGGGATCACGAGCGTTTCACGGAGCGAACACTGGCCGATTTAGCCAAGCTTTATGTGGGCAAAACGGTGATCACAGACCACATGTGGGCTGCCAGTGGACAGGTGGCCCGGATCTATGCAACGGATGTGGAGCGGGAGGGTGAAGTTTCCAGCCTTGTCCTGCGGGTGTACATGCTGAAGACGGAGCAGACTGCCCCGCTGATCGCGGCCATTGAGGGCGGTATTGTCCGCGAGGTGTCGGTAGGCTGCCGGTGTCAAAAGGCGCTGTGCTCCATCTGCGGGGCGGATAAGGCGCTGGAGGCCTGTGTACATAGACCAGGACGGGCTTATGACGGTAAACAGTGCCACGTGAATTTGGACGGAGCGGAGGACGCCTATGAAGCTTCCTTTGTTGCTGTACCCGCCCAGCCCAAGGCGGGGGTCATCAAGAATTATGGCGGCGAGGGCAAGCCGCCGGATCCCACGGAGAATGAGCTGGAGGATGAAGCGTTTTTGCTGGCGCAGGCCATGCAAGCACAGGAAGAAAAAAGATATGGAGGTATGTAACACATGAATTTGCAAGAACTGTACGAACTGAAACACACGCGGACTGGTTTGCTGGCTGAGGGGCGCGAACTGCTGGGAAAGAAGGATTTTGCCGGTCACAAGTCGAAGCTGGCCGAGGTGGACAGGCTGAATGAGGAGATCGATGCCGGAGAGAGGCAACTGGCCGAAGAGGGACGCTTTGAGGCTGGCAACCAGGACATGAAGAACCTCCACAAGAGCATCATGCAGCAGAATGAGGATGACAAAAAGCAGCGGTCATTGAATGAACTGCGCGGTGAAAACGAGTATGCCCAGGCATTTGCTAAGGCAATGAAAAATCAGGCCAGCGTGAAAAAGAGCGTGGGTGTGGAGGACTACAAACCGCTGTACAAGGCTTTGAACGAGAGCGGTGGTACTCCTGTGGGAGCAGACGGTGGTTTTCTGGTCCCCATTGATTTTGACAACCGTATCCTTCAGCTGGAGAAAGAGTACCTGGATCTGGCCAACTTCTTCCATGTTGAGAGCGTGAGCACGCTGAGCGGCTGGCGGGCCGTGGCGGATGGTGTCCCCAAGGCGCTGCCCTCTGTTTCGGAGTTGGGCACCATCGGCAAGGAAGACCAGCCTAAATTCAGGCGCATTGACTACGCCGTGAGGAAGTATGCGGACCGGCTGCCCATTTCCAGCGAGTTGCTGGATGACAATGCTGCCAACCTGCTTGCCTATGTGGCTGACTGGTTTGGTCCCAAGTACATCCTGACAAAAAACACTTTGCTGCTGGCCTTCCTGCAGGCGCTGACTAACACCGTTGCGCTGACCACCGGGAACGAGGACAAGCAGCTGCGCCAGGCGCTGATCCAGCAACTGAACACTGCGCACAGCCGCAAGGCCGTGCTGCTGACCAATCAAGACGGATACGCCGAGATGGATGGATGGGAGGATGCAAACGGTCGATCCCTGCTGGTACCCAATCCGGCAGATCCACAGGTGATGCGCTACCGCGGACGCACGGTAGACTATGGCGATAATGACCTGATTCCCAGCAGCGCCACCACCGCGCCCATCTATGTGGGTAACTTCAAGTCGCTGGGTACCCTGTTCGTGCGTAAGGGCATTGAACTTGCCACCACCAGCGTGGGCGGAGATGCCTGGGCAACCGACTCCTCTGAGGTGCGCGCGATCTGCCGGCTGGATGCCAAAGCAGTGGACAAAAATGCTGCTTTTGTGGCGAATGCTCCCATCAGTGTGGGCTGATAGATTTTGATTATGAATTTGGAGGTACTAACATGGCGAGGAATAAAACTGATGCTGTCGGGGCTGGCGAGGTGAAGGAGACCCCGGTTCCGCCCGATGGAGCCGATGAAGCGAAGGAGACCCCGGTTCCGCCCGATGGAGCCGATGAAGCGAAGGAGACCCCGGTTCCGCCCGATGGAGCCGATGAAGCGAAGGAGACCCCGGTTCCGCCCGATGGAGCCGATGA